TTAATCATAAATCAAACTAAAAATTTTTAACAAGGTAAATTCAAATGCAAGGTTTCAATGCTGAACACCTTCAGGAGAAGTGGGCACCTATCCTCAACCATGAGGGTCTCGGTGGCATCCAAGATGCACACCGTAGAATGGTTACCGCAGTTCTTCTGGAGAACCAAGAAAGAATGCTTCAGGAAGAGAGAGAATTCCTCTCCGAAGCACCCGCAAACACCGTATCTAGTGGCGGTTATGTCGGATCTGGTGCAGAATCGTCAGGTGCTCAGGCAGCTGCTGGTTTCGACCCCGTTCTGATCTCCCTGATCCGTCGTGCAATGCCTAACCTGGTCGCATATGACCTCGCAGGCGTTCAACCAATGAACGGTCCTACCGGACTCATCTTTGCGATGCGTTCACGTTATACCTCACAGACCGGAACAGAAGCACTGTTCGATGAGGCAGATACCGGATTCTCCAATAGTGGAATCGGAACTGGTGGTAAGTATACCCCTAACTCTGAAACAAGTGCAGTTGGTCTGGGAACCGTTGGTCTTGATACCGGTTCAAATCCTGGACTTTTAAGCCCATCTGCTCAAGACGGTACCGTCTATAACGTCGGTCAGGGCATGTCCGCTGCTCAGTCAGAAGACCTGGGTGCTGGCCAGTCTTTCAACGAGATGGCATTCTCGATCGAGAAAGTCACCGTTACTGCAAAGTCAAGAGCACTGAAAGCCGAGTACTCATTAGAACTCGCACAGGACCTCAAGGCAATCCACGGTCTGAATGCAGAAGCAGAATTGGCAAACATTCTCTCAACTGAGATTCTTGCCGAAATCAACCGTGAAGTCATCAGAACTATCTACAAGGTAGCACGTCCTGGTGCTCAAGCAAACGTTGCAACTCCTGGTACTTTCGACCTCGATGTTGACTCCAACGGTCGTTGGTCTGTTGAGAAGTTCAAGGGTCTGATTTTCCAAATCGAGCGTGATGCTAACGCAATCGCACAAGAGACTCGTAGAGGAAAGGGCAACATGATCCTCTGCTCCGCAGACGTTGCTTCCGCACTGACCATGGCTGGTGTACTTGATTACACCCCAGCACTCAACGCAAACCTGAACGTTGATGACACCGGTAACACCTTCGCAGGTGTACTTGCAGGTAAGTATCGTGTATACATCGATCCATATTCTGCAAACATCTCTGGTGATCAGTATTACGTTGCTGGTTATAAGGGCACTTCACCTTATGACGCAGGTCTGTTCTATTGCCCATATGTTCCTCTCCAGATGGTTCGTGCCGTCGGTGAGAACACCTTCCAACCAAAAATCGGGTTCAAGACTCGTTATGGTATGGCTGCAAACCCATTTGCAAGTGCTGCTGGTGGAGCAAACACTGGTGGTCTCCGTACCAACGACAACCGTTACTACAGAAGAGTCAAGGTTCAAAACCTCATGTGATATCAGCCTTCGGGCATTCACTTCTCAGAGGGTTCTTCGGAACCCTCTTTTTTTATCTAAATAAAAATAAAAAATGGCTTGTAATTTTCCCAACCAAATAAACAATAGAAACTTTTTATCTCCGGTTGGTTTTAAGTTTACATTATCAAAAGATCCAAAAATTTCTTTTTTCTGCAATTCTGCAAGAATACCTGAAATTAGTTTAGGTTCTGCAGTTCAACCAAACTATCTCAAGGATTTGGATGTTCCTGGAGACAAGTTAAATTATGGTGATTTTTCTTTAAGATTTTTAGTTGATGAGAACATGGAAAATTATATGGCAGTTCACAATTGGTTGACTGGTCTAGGATTTCCAGAAACTACTCAGCAATTTAGAGATTTAATAACTGATGATAATGGAGTAAGAAATTTAAACTATCAATTTAGTGATGGAAGTCTTCACATCTTAAATAGCAATTTCAGAGATGTTGCTATTGTAAAATTTAAAGATTTATTTCCAACTTACTTAACATCTTTAGAATTTGAGGCAAGTGATTCTGATATAAACTACTTTACAGCAGAGGTCACTTTCAAGTATACTATCTACAATGTACTAGCATCCGATAATAGAACACCCTTATGAATCTTGATCAAATTCAGGAGATGTGGGAAAGAGATTCTCAAATCGACCCTGATAATCTACATGATGAATCTTTAAAAATTCCTCAACTTCATTCAAAGTATTATACTCTCTATAATACCATCACATTGTTGAGAGAAAAAGCACGAGAGTCTTATAACAGAGTTAGACTGGAAAGATATAACTATTATACTGGAAAGGCACCAGCAGAGGTTTATGTTGAAGATCCCTTCCCATATAAAGTTAGAGATAAAGAAGCATTACAGAGGTATCTGGATGCCGATGAGAAGTTAAATAAAGTAGATCTCAAAATTCGTTATTATGATGTTGAACTTAAGTTTTTAGAGGAAATTATCAAAACAGTTTCAAATAGAACTTTTCAAATTAAGAATGCAATTGATTGGAACAAATTCCAAGCAGGATACAACTAATGGATGATAAAGAATCACCTTTTGTTTTAGATTTTGGTATAGAAGATATACATCTTTTATACCATTGCGTATGTAAAAGAATTGAGACTTGGGAAGGACATCCATCCAGACATCCTTATGAGCAGGAGCATCTCAATTACTTAAAGACGGAATTATATAAGGCAGTATTAGATTTTAAGTTTAATGGTGAAGACTAAATACCTATAGGTGAATCCTATGGATTATGTCTCATTTGATTATTTCAAAAAAGAATGAAGTATATCTTCAGGTAAAAGCAGAACCTCACGTCTACTACGAGTTAGCAGATCAATTTACCTTTGATGTACCAGGCGCAAAGTTTATGCCTCAGTATCGCAGCAGACATTGGGACGGAAAAATTCATTTATTCAATACTCAAACTGGAGAGATATATGTTGGGTTATTGGATAAACTTACAAAGTTCTGCGATGATCATGGATATACTTATGAGTTTGTAGATAATAAGTTTTATGGTCTTCCTTTTGAGACGAATGATTTTATCTCAAAGGAAGGTGTGAAAGATTATATGAATGCTATTTGCAAGTATTCTCCCCGTGATTACCAAGTAGAGGGAGTATACGACGCCCTAAAACATAATAGAAAGTTGTTGATATCCCCAACTGCTTCTGGAAAGTCTCTGATGATATACTCTCTTGTGAGATATTACGTTGAGAAGCAACAAAATATTCTGATAGTCGTTCCGACGACTTCCCTAGTAGAACAGATGTATAAAGACTTTGCAGACTATGGTTGGGACGTAGGTTCATATTGCCACAAGATTTATGCGGGACGTGAAAGAGAAACAGATTCTCAGGTAATCATCACTACCTGGCAGTCCATCTATAAACTCCCTCGCAAATACTTTTCAAGATTTAATGTGGTTGTTGGAGATGAAGCACACCAGTTTAAAAGTAAGTCATTAATATCTATAATGTCTAAGCTTGCTGATTGCAAGTATCGATTTGGATTTACTGGAACACTTGATGGCACACAAACTCATAAGTGGGTGTTGGAAGGTTTATTTGGTCCTTCATATAAAATTATTCGTACAGAAGAATTAATGAAGAAGGGACACGTAGCCAAATTGGACATTAATGTACTTCTACTGAAGCACCCAGCACATAAGTTTGAAACGTTTGAGGATGAAGTTCAATATATTATTAATCATGAACGTAGAAATAAATTCATTCGCAATCTTGCATTAGATCTTAAGGGCAATACTTTGATACTCTTTGCAAGAGTTGAAGGACACGGACAACCACTCTATGATTTGATAAATAATTCCACGATTGATGAACGTCAGGTGTTTTTCGTTCATGGTGGAGTGGATACAAAAGATAGAGAACTAGTCAGGGAGATTACTGAAAAAGAAAACAACGCAATTATCATTGCTTCATATGGAACTTTCAGTACAGGCATCAACATTAAAAATCTCCATAATGTTATTTTTGCTTCTCCATCCAAATCTAGAATTCGGAATCTCCAGTCTATTGGACGCGTCCTTAGGAAAGGCAATAACAAAACAAAGGCAACTCTCTATGACATTGCTGACGACATTTCCTACAAGTCCAGGAGAAACTACACACTTAATCATCTAATCGAAAGAATTAAAGTTTATAACGAAGAAAATTTTAATTATGATATCGTAAATATACCACTAAAGAACTAATGGAAGAAGAATTTTACTCTATTATAAAACTTGTATCTGGTGAAGAAATACTTTCTTTGATTTCTATTGATGAAAATAATGGTGATCCTTTAGTAATACTTCAAAATCCTATTACTATGAAAATGATTGAAACTCCTCAGGGTATGCATATTAAAGTGAAATCATGGATGGAATTATCAGAAGATGATTTCTTTATTGTAAGACCTGATAAAATTATTACTATGACTGAAACTAAAGACGAAAGACTTATAGAAGTTTATAACAGTTATATTCAAGATGATGATTCTATTGAAGTTCATACACCATCAGGTAGAGTTCAACCATCATCGAAGATGGGATATATATCTTCAGTAGAAGAAGCACGTAAGTCTCTAGAAAATCTTTATAATCTTAAAGATACTAAAGAAAGCTAAAGCCTCATCTTCAAACCTAACAAAGGTATTCTACTCATAATTCACTATGTTGTCAAGCCCTAAAAGTGTGCTATAATAAACATAACTTATAGTATTAACGAGTAATGATTTATGCCCAAAAAGAAATCAGAACATTATGTAAACAATAAAGAGTTGTTAGAGGCAATGATCAACTACCGTGCAAGGGTAGAAGTATCATACAAAAAGACTTTCAATAGAGACCTTACTGAGTTGCCGAAGCAAGAGAGAGGAAAGCAATGGGAAGGTAAACCACCTATTCCGAACTATCTTGGTGAGTGTTTTCTAAAGATTGCAACACACCTCTCATATAAACCAAACTTTGTGAACTATATGTTTCGTGAAGATATGATTTCTGATGGGATTGAGAATTGTGTCCAGTACATTCATAACTTTGACCCAGAGAAGTCAAAGAACCCCTTTGCATACTTTACTCAGATTATTCACTATGCCTTCCTGAGACGCATTCAGAAGGAGAAGAAGCAACTTGATATTAAGACTAAGATTATTGAGAAGACTGGTTTTGATGAGGTAATGATGGTTGACGACAGCTTGCTTTCTGGGCACAGTTCGGAGTATAATTCGATTAAAGATAACATTCAATATAAGAACCGATGAAGGTTGCCATCATTACAGATAGTCACTATGGGGCAAGGAAAGGTTCCAAGCACCTACATGATTACTTCGAACTATTTTACAAAAACATCTTCTTTCCTGCTCTAGAAGAGCATGGAGTAGAAGCAGTCATTCATATGGGAGATGCTTTT